TACTAGCTGTAATTCCTGTGTATGATATTTCTTCTGAACCTACTTGAATAAAATTTGTACCAGAACTTGGAAAACCAGTAGTACTACCTAATGTAATTTCTGTAGCCGAACCATTATTACCGTTCGTGTTGTCTCCTAATAAACCATTTAATGTAGTTGTTAATGCACCTAAAATATTTCCACCCCATAATGATATACCCCAACCAAACGCTCCTATTTGTTCTGCTGGTCCAACATGATAATATTGAAAAAATTTTATACCACCAGATGTTGTTGCACCACTACCTGTTTCATTAGAAGGCATTGTAATAGTAATTGTAGTAGTTGTTGGTACATTTGTTACCATAAATTTTTTATCATTAAAATCTGCAGCACTAAAATTAGAATTTGTAATTGTAGAAAAATCACTAAATAAAATAATATCTGTTGCAACAAAAGAATGTGGTGTTGGAAACGTTATTGTAACTGTTGGTGATCCGTTAGTTGTACTAAATGCATTTGTAATGGCTGTACCTGTTGGATTAACTAAAGGATGAATGTCATAGTAAACACCACCAGAATATACATATAAAATTTTGTTAGTTCCTATGGCTGCAAATTTAGTTGATGCTTTGTTTACAAAATGATGCAAACCCCTACCTGCGCCTGTTAATTTAGATTCACCTAATTGATTCCAACCACCTATTTTTTCTGGTGTACCATATCTAAAACGAACGTTTTCTCCGTCTATCCATTGTGACTCTGCACCCGTAGATGTAACCTGCTTGTTGAACCCTGGTAAGAACCCTAATTTTTGTAACATATAGCCTCATTATAATACTATTTTATTTTAAAGGGAAGAAAGAGTGGTGTGTGGATAATCTTTCTTCCCAAGCTTTTTTTATATAGTAATTGTTATTTGTTGTAAATTGGAAAATATTACGTATTTGGTGGTAAACCTAATGCTGATCTACCGTCATACTTGTTTTTATCTTTAAATGGACCTTGCGCATTATTATAATGTAAAAAAACTTGAGCACAAATTTCACCTTTAAAAGGTTCTCTCCAATGTTCTAAATTACAACCAGAATAAACTAACATATCTCCTACATCGAGTATAACTTCTTTTCCTTTAGGAGCATCAAGTTTATGTATATTTTTGTATTCATCTATAACATTATTACTACCAGTTGGATCAATAAATATTGACCATTTATCTCCGCCTAAATTAAGCGTTGTAGATATTTCACAACTTGGTCTATCTTTATGTCTTTTTAATTCATCACCTTTTTTATAAATTCTCGTATATGAATAAGTAGGAACTAATTTAAGTTTTGTTTTTTTCTCTAAAGTTGGTAATAATTTTAATAACAAAGTTTCCATAACAAAGTCTGCATAATGAGAATAAGTATTAGGTATTTGTTTATCTCTCCAAGTACCTAAAAACGGGTTTTCATTTACTACTTTACTTTGATACATAAAAAAAACAGCTTCTCTTTTTAATTTAAGATAGTTAAAACAAAAATTTGCTAATTCGTATGAAACAGCTTTTTTAATAACTTTATATTTAAAACTCATTTAAATTGTTTTCCTGTAATCCAAACAACTAAAGAATTTCTTTCTCCTTTAGTTACAGGTTTAACTTCATGTAATGTATATGATGGAAATAAAATTAAATCTCCTTGTTCTTTTCTCATTTCTGTACCTTTTTCAGTATCATATAAATATAACTCTCCACCTTTATATTTTTTTGGATCAGTAAGTTGAATTGATAAAGATAATTTTCTAACAGGTAAATTTGGTGCTTTATCAATATGCTTTCCATAATTACCAGATGGTGCTTTATAATTAGTAAATTGAAATCCTTCAATTATACCATCAATATCAAATTTAAAAAATCTATCATTTAAATTTAAAACTATATCTGTAATTTTTCTATATAACCATTCTAAATCATCACTAGGAATTAACCAAGTTATTTGACTTGATCTAATATTTAAGTTATTTTTTCCTGATGCTTCTAAAGATGCTCCTAAAGGACCTGTTGTTCCTCCTTTAATTAAACCTTTATTTTTTGCAATTTTAATTATTTTATTACATTCTTCTGGAGTCAATGCTTTTTCCCAATAAGCATAAGCATTAACTGTGTCTAACTTAAAAGACCATGCTGAATTTTCAGATTTTTTCACACCACTCATTTAAAATATTTATTCTATTTCTTCTATTTTGTCCCAAATTTTCTTTGTTTCGTTCCAATTATAATTATTATTATCATCAGGGTATGCTATTGGTGGTTCCCACTGACAAGTTTCTTCGTTTAATTTCCAACTAATAAAAAGTTTAGGTGTTATAAAAGCATCTCTACTTTGGTCATAAGTGTAACCTATTCCAGCTGCATTTTTTCTAAAGGGTGTTCCACCTAATAAATGTTTTCCAGCACTTGTATTGTAAGATGTTTGTTTCCAAATATCATTTGTACCATATAAATTATTTAAAAAATCTACACCAGCTTGTTCTGTTGTTGCAATATCATTTGATACAACTTCAACTGTTACAACTTTATTTCCTGTTCCTAATTTTGCAAAATGTGCCATTATGCTGTGTAACTCCCTGATGCGTTAAATGTTAAAACTGTTTTTCCACTAACTCCTGTTGCAACAGTTGGACTTCCTGATGTTGTTCCAGAGTAATCTGAATCTGGTACACTTAAAATTACAACTCCACTTCCACCATTAAAACCATTATTTGTAGGAGAGCCTCCACCACCAGAGCCACCACCTCCACCACTTCCAGTATTAACAGTTGCAGCAGTTGCAGCGAAACCTTCTCCGCCACCATTTCCACCACCACCTGTTCCACCATTAGGAGGAGATCCGAATTCAAAATTACCACCACCACCACCAGCTCTTGTAACTGATGAACCTGTTATTGTAGATGCTACTCCATCTCCACCGAGTGAACTGCCATCGGTATTACCAGCTTCTCCAGCACCACCACCACCACCACCGTGATTTGCAGGGGGACCGCCACCGTTAGCACCAGCAAAACCTTGATTTGATGTACCAGCTGCACCATCACTTACAGGATTACCACAACCACCACCTCCAGATCCACCTGATGCACCATTAGCACCTCCTGAAGAACCACCTCCAGCACCACCTACAGATGTTACAGTTGTAATACCTGTACCTGATATAGAGGAACTTCCTCCATTTGGAGCAGCTTGACCATCTGTTGCACCACCAGCACCAAAGGCACCTACGGTAACAGTGTATACTGTTGCTGGTGTTAAAGTTAAAGCAGTTTCTGAAGAACCGCCTCCACCAGATGCTTCAGAGTTAAAAGATGCTCTATAACCTCCAGCACCTCCACCACCACCTCTGTTATAACCACCACCACCACCGCCAGCTATTACTAAATAATCTGCTGTATAAGGTACAACAACTTCATTAGCTACATCATCATCTGATGTTGGAATCCAACCTTGTGTTGAGCCTGAATAAACTATTTGTATACTTTGACCAGTAGTATCATAAACAGGTTTAGTTGTACTAGCAACTACACTTTGAAATTTATTTGAACCTTGATCTAATGTTAGAGCAGCTGAACCAAAAGTTCTTGAAAAATCAACGAATATTATTTCATCTCCTACACTTGGAGAACTTGGTAAATCAACTTCAAAAGCACCGCCAGCTGTATTTATAAAATAACCCTCTCCAGAAACTGCTGTAAAGTTTGCAGTTTTAATTGATGATTGCCAAGCAGTTCCACCCGATACTTGAGCAAAAGATAATTGACCAATACCTGTAGTACCTGAACCAGATACAGAAGCTACTTTTAAAAATCTATCTGCCGTAACATTTCCAGTTGGAAATTTAAGTTCATATGATTGATTAGCTGAGTGTGCGGGTGATGTAAGTTTAATACCATGTGTATTTTGTTCACAGTTAAGTTGAATTGAACCGGGATTAGTATCACCTCTTACAGTTATATGACCAGTGCCTTTAGCCAATAAATCTAAATCAACATTAGTTTCACCTGTTGCTGATAATCTTGGTGCATTACCTGACGCACCGTTTGCAATTGTAAATTCATTTACTGCTGAGCCTGTAGCTGTAAGTAAAGCTAATTCGTTTCCGTTAGTATCTAAAATAGAAGTACCAATTTTAGGTGATGTTAAAGTTTTGTTTGTTAAAGTTTGAACACCATTAAGAGTTACATCACCAGCACTACCTAAAGTAGCTTCAAAAACTCCAGTGTTTGTTGAAACACCATCAAGATAAATAAGTTTATATCCTTTGTCATCTGTTGCAAAAGTAACAGTTGCACCTGAACCAGATACTGCTTTTATTTGTACTGTTTGTGCACCTGATGTGCT